AAAAACAAGCGCAAAGAAATACCTTTCGATGAAGTACTAAAGGATATGCAATTCTTTTTCCCGAAGCTGACCGCGCGCAGGTTGCAAATTTACCTACATGACAAAAGACAATTGAAAGGTGTAGACTATAAAGCCAAACGCGGGACCGTTATTTTGAAGTAAGCCCACTAAGGGGGACAGCGTGCCCCCTTTTTTATTTCTTAGAAAGTTACTACATTTACAGGCATGACGAACTACATACTACAGACGGGTGATCACCAGCAGGAAATACAATTTCCACAGGGTTACCACGATCTAACATACGGTCAGTTTCTACGGCTGCGCACAGAAAATACAAGCGACATAGGGCACTTGCTGGAAATACTTACAGGTGTACCGCGTGCAATATGGATGAAACTACCCGTAGCGGAAGCCAGTAAGGTTACAAGTTTTTTACAGTGGATTATTGACAGCCTTATTAAGTGGGATGAACTACCCATACCGGAAACGCTGCACTACAAAGGGCAAGACTACAACATACCAAAAGACTTAGGGCTTGAAACATTCGGGCAAAAAATTGTTCTCGAAAGTCACATAGCGGGGGTAGTGGGACAAATGTTAAAACCTGCACCGAAGCCTGGCCCCGCTCCTACCCCGGTAGGTGTTATGCAAGCCGCGCAACGGCAGGCACAGACGCAGCTAGCCGCAGTTATTCCGTACATAGTAGCTACCTACATGCAGCCGCGCGTAACCGGCAAACCATTTGACGAACAGGAAATACAACCTGTAGAACTTGAAATACTTAACTGCCGGGCATTGGAGGTGTACCCAATAGGAAATTTTTTTATCAGGACTTTGCTAGGATCACTAGCACCTGGGCGCAAACCTTCACCGCTGATACGGCAAGATCTAAGAGCCGCGAACTACAAGAAAAAGCAGGTATCAAAGAAGTCGAAAAAGAAGCGGGGTATTTCCTAACGATCTACAGCCTTGCAGAAGGCAAGCCCTGGAATTATGAAAAAGTATTGCTTACACCCTTCTACGATATTTTGGCAACGCTGAAGCTACAGAGACAACTTGCACGTGTGCAGGAAAAAGTAAGCCAATACATTCACGACGAACTAAATAAGAAAAAATAATATGCTTGTAGAAACAATTATAAAAGATTCGTGTACGTGGCTTAACCCCGCGCCTGAATTCTTTTTGGCTTCGCTTGATTGGTTCAACGATGAAGCCGACGCGCAGGAAGTTTGGCCCGTATGTCTTATGGAGAACGTCACACCGGGTAAACCGGTTGTAACCACGCAGGGTGTTACTGAAGCTACTTATGACGTTACGTTATTCTTTCTGCACAACTACCCGGCTAATGACGGCGAAGACTTAAGCCACAACCCCCAGATAGGAAGCCCCCGGCATACGGCTGTGGACACTATGCGGCGTTTGGCAGACGACTTGTTACAGGTTATGGTAAAAGATTCACGTATCTACAAATCGTCAGATGACATACAACGACCGGAAACACGCGCAGTATATAACTTCATGGACATGAACTTAGACGGTGTGCAACTTACTTTCAGCTTACGCATTCGCACCGTAGCGGCATGCTTTGACAAACATAGTGGCCCACTTGTAATTGAGTAGAATTATTACTACATTTGTTCTTCCACAGTACGTAGTTTTCTTTGTAGTTTTTCCTTTCCAGTTAAAGCCCCCTTAATCCGGGGCTTTTTCTTTTACTACAAAATGTGTACCTTTGCCTACATGACCAACCGCGAAGTAATAGGTAATTTTTTAGAGCGGCGCAAGCAAGCTATTATAGCCCGGATTAACCAAGCGTCTGGAAGAACTGCCCGGCGCATACACTGGAACGCTGACCAGATAAGCGGTACACTATACGGCCCTGCCTACATTGGAGCGCTTGAAGATGGACGCGGGCCAACGAAGGTACACACACCAAGCAATCCCACACTACGCGAAGCCATCGAAGAATGGCTACAGTACGCAGCAATACGACCGCGCCCCGGACAAACCCGGCGCGACTTAGCGTATGCCATAGCAGCAAGCATACACGCAAAGGGCACAAGACTTTTTCAACGCGGTGGCAAATCTGGCGTGTTGAGTGAAACAATTACTGAACGTTCCTTTGATGAACTGTTAGATCAACTTGCAGACATTAACAGCGTAACGGTTTCTACTGAAGTGGTCAACAAATTTAAGTTAGAACTTAAAAAGAATGGTTAACACAGCGCTACAAATTATAGAGGGCTACGGCAAACTTGCCGGGCAGGAGTTAGGTCTACTGAAGAAAGACCCCAAAGGCGCGGAGCGGTTTGCAAAGTGTGTAGCCTGCCCGTTCTTGAAGGGCAACAAATGTACACTTTGTAGCTGTCACATGCCCGCAAAAGTATTAGTAACAAACGCATATTGTCCAAAAGGATTATGGCAGTAACAATAACACAACGACCCACGCGAACAAATGAACACCTTACAAGCAGGTGGACGGCTGCGCACAACCCGCTAATATATAAGTTTCAGCGTCGGGACTGTAGCATACTTTCAGTAACAGAATTTCCTAGCCAAAACCAACTACGGTTAATAGTAGACGACGACACAGGTATTGAAGTTGGCTTAACCCTGTATATGAACACAGGCAAATACAAGGGTGCGGTAATGGTGGACGCTGTTATAGACAATGCCGTGTGGGTATCCGGTTTGGCGCTGAACGGAAACGACGGCGCGGGCTATTTGAATTTTACACGCAGGAACTACAAAATAGAAATAAAGATATATGAAAGCGGTAGTAACCGTCTGCTTGGTAGTACTTCGTGTATACCGTTCAACACCGGTACAGGCAGTAAAGATTTGGGCGTTTACGTGGCTGCGTACCTTAAACTCCTTAATGCTTTCCCTTATAGCGTAGTAAATAAACGTGATGTTAACGCGTCTATAAAATTCTACATTACCTTTCAGGAAGTTTGGACGGGTGGAAGTACTGCCCTGCAAACTGACGCAGCTAACCCTATCTTTGCAGTAAACGCAGCTAAACAGATAGGTGACGTTAACGGGCAGAACATGTCAGAATATGTACTACTGTACCCTAGCACCCGCGTCGCAAAATTCTTAACGAAGTTTCGCCGCCCGGTGTACTTCCGTGGTCAGCCGTTTTCTATTGGCTTCATTCACTCCGAATTATTAGGCGTGGAACTGTCAAAGGTTGAAACCCGCCTAAACATTAACAAAAGTATTTTAGATGAAGACGTAGCAGCCCTGGACGTTGAACAGGCCGAAAGCGTAAACAATCTTATGCTAAACGATGAATACACGGACGCGGTTAAATTTGTGAAGCTTAAAATAATGTCAGGTAGTCCGGTAGATGTTATGTACACCTACCCAGGCTATGTAAACGAAGGCTACGTAGCACAACTTTAAAACTTTATCAGTATGTCGTTTATAGACAAACGTCTCTTAAATTCCAATGAACGCTGTCAAAATTGGGTAACTATAGCAGCGACTACGTACATGTCTGTAGTGAATACAAGCGCGGGTTATTTTCGCGTTTATAGTTCTGTGAACGGTGGGCCAGTAACGCAGATAAAAGAAGCTACAACAAATCAACGGGCCTACTACCTGTTTAAGATTGCAAACACATTGTACGCGGGTTACTACGTTACAAACCTTAACAGCTTCAAAGTAGACCGTTTTACCGGTGGCACAAGTTGGGTACAAGACGGTTTTCTGAATGGTGCGGCTGAAGTGGTGCAGGCCCGTGAACACAGTGGTAACGTATACTTATTACTCACGGGTTACTTCGGCAGTACGACCAACGGCCAAACGTGGTTAGCACAGTACGGCACCGGCGGCGGTGGCCTTGGTATTTCAAACTTTACCATACTGAAACAAACTACCGGTAGGGTTATGCGCAGCTTTTGCATTCACCCAACCACAGGTGTATTTTATATAGCTGACCAGGACGCAGGTGTAGGGGTGGGCAACATGTCTATTTATTCTAAGGACGGTGGCGTGGAAGAAACGCTAATAAGCTGGGGCGCCGCAGTGTCCCCGCTTGACATTAACTTAGTAGGCGGTACGCTATACTTGTTACGCTATCCGGGCGTAGGTGGCTTTCATGTTTTCAGCAACCTGTCCGACCTAACCGCGCTGGCTACGGAAAACGTTATAGACAGCACAACTATTGCGAATAGTTCGGGTGATTTCTTCCGGGCTGTGCGTTCTACTGTGCTGCACGACCTGCTTATAGTGTCTTACACAAAGTCCGGTAATTTATACGGTTCTTTCAGCTATGACACAACAACGGACACGTTAGAAGTTTTAGCTGACTACCCTAACGGTACAATGTCACACGCGGAGTATGGACACTTCGCTGTTGAAGGGGACAATGCAATTTTGGGCGTTATGGGCAAGTTCATTGAACTATATCACCAGGCCCCCGACGACCCGGAACCCCCGGTAGAACCCCCGGCACCGTCGGAAGACCTGACAGAAGAAATACTAATAGAAGTTCGGCCAGCCCCTTGCAACCCGGTTACGCTGTGCTGGCTGAATTCACTTGGCGTCTATGAAACTTGGTGCTTTGAAGACCTACACGGCGTTTTTGAAAATGAAATAAAAACCAAGATTGAAGCAGAGTATGAACGCTACGTAGAAGACTTGGAAACAGATACGAACACTACCGGCATAACTTCAAAGACTGTGCAGCGTTCGTTAAAGCTTGGCGCGGACAACATAGACGCAGACGTATACACCGGACTTTTAGATTTATTCACGTCCCCGGCGGTGTTCCTAATGGTTAGCGCTGACCCGGTAACGTGGCAAAGCGTGCGCGTTAGTCCAGGGTCCACACGCTATAGCGAATACGACCGCGCGTTAGAAATTACAATAGAACTTCCTAACATGTTTGTGCAGCGTTCATGAAAGACACACAAGTATATATTAATGATGAACTTATAGACTTGGTACCCGGCCAAGCTATTGCAATGACATACCAGCTTAGTGATATTGGCGATCTAAAGAACCAACGGGCAAACTTCAGCAACGTGTTTAAGGCTGCACGATCTAAAGAGAATGAAAGAAAGTTAGGCTTTGTTAGTGACCTGAACAGCACTGACAAACGCCCCTACCGCTTGCTACCTGCGCGCATAATCATAGACGGGGAAGACGTTGTAACTAACGGTTACGCTACCATAAAAGAAGTAGACAAGTACTACCACATACTCGTTTATTCCGGCCTACTTGATTTATACGAACGGATTGGTGACAGGAAGTTAAGCGACTTAGATCTAAGCGAATTTGACCACGTGTTTAATACTACTACGATGCAAACTTTATTTACTGCATCTAGTGGTATCTGCTACCCACTTATAGACTACGGCCATTTAATTATGAACCGCTGCACAACTGACTACATGCGGTTTAGCATATACGTACATGAAATATACGAACGAATCTTAACCGGCGCAGGGTTTGAGTTTTCCGGCAACTTCTTTGACCACCCGCACTACTCTAAGCTTTTGCTACCCTTCGTTAATGAAAAAATGACGAACAAAGCCGCAGCAGAAGCGGGCGACTTTGAAGCCACTACGGAAAACTACCCGGTAACAAATACAAACATATTTACAACTGTGGGGGGCTTCACTGTAATTGCTGGTAATGTCGGGGGCTGTTTCGCTGGCAACGTTTATACGGTGGGTGCTTACGCTGTCCGGGGTAAGTTCAATTTTGACGGTCAGATATTGGGTAATGCGCAAAAGACCGCCTTGCGTTTAGTATCTTCCACCAAAGGCATTATAGCGTATGCAAAGCAGGAAATTACCGGCGGCGGTATCAGCGCAAAGCTTACGGTGCCTAACATTGACTACCAGGCCGGCGAAGTTATAACCCTGCAAGTACAGCATAATAATGCGGCAGGCGTTACCGTGTCAGGTACGTTTAAATTTGTTCAGGACATAGTAGTACCCTTCAATGGTTTCTTGCCTGTGGCTGAAAATATGCCCAACATGAAGCAGAAGGATTTTATAAAAGCCATTGCACAAATTTACGGCCTTATCTATGACATAGATTTAGAAACGTCTAAAGTGCGTGTGCGTTTCTTTGATGACATAATAACTAACAAAGCAGCGGCAAAGGATTGGTCCACAAAGTTGGATTTGTCCATACAAGATAAAAAAACTTTTACCCTTGACTTCGCGCAGGTTAATAAGTTTGCCTACAACAACGGTACAGAGCCTGACGAAGAAGATAGCGAGACAGTAGCAGCAGCGGGTAACGTTCCGTACAGTTTAGGGCGTGGGGTTATATTGTCAGACAACCACACAGCACCACAGGACAAAGACGCGGTAAGTTTACCATTTGCTGCTACTGAAGAAATAGAAAACACAGACGTTTTAGGCTTCGGCGAAGCTCTCACGGTCCCGCGAATAAAAATGTTTACGCCTACTAACGTAGTTACCGAACTTACAGGCGAAGGCGGCGTTAATGACACACCCACTCCGTTCTACCTAAACTCAAGACTGTACGGCGCACCCCCCGTCTACAGCACTGTAAAAATATACGGCGGTACGAAGCGCGTAAAATACAACGGCGCGGTTTGGGAATGGCAAAGCAGTGAAAGCACAAGTAACAAAGAACCCGGCGTAGCATTGGACAACGGCGACAACGGGACTAATTATGCGGGGCTACCCTACTGGCTACCCATTGACATAGAACAGGCTTACATACTTAAGCAAAGTATAAAAGTAAAGCCACGTTTACTACTCGCAACGGGCCGGGAAGAACAGATAATACTTCAATCTGAACAACACGCGGCCTTATCAGATATTGTAACTATACCTACATTTGCGGGGCTTGACTTTGAAACGCGTATCGCCGAAAATTACAAGGTAGTACAAGACACAGCCAACGATACAAAGTGTGTAAGGGCCTACTTCACATTGACCCCGGAAGACATTAAAACGTTAGATCACTTACTACCTGTCTACGTAGGTTACTACGCGAATTTTTTCTATATTAGTAGGATTGATAAGTACCAACAGGACCAAAGCACAGCCGTAGAACTTGTAAAGATTTAACCCAATGGCAAAAAAAGAAACCATCTTAATACGCTTAGATATTGATGAATCAGAAGCGAAGAAAAAGATAATAGAAAACACTACGGCTATTCGTAACTACGCCACGCAAAACCGTGAACTTGCAAAGTCTTTGAAGGCTGGCAAGATAACGGAAGACGACTACACCAAAGCATTGTTAGCTAACAAGTCGGCTGTAGAAAGTTTGAAGTCTGAAAACAAACAGCTAGAACTTTCTATGAAAGCGTCTGAAAATTCGGTCGAAGGACTACGCGCAAAAATTGCCTTACTTACTAAACAAGCTAACCAGCTTGACATGGGCAGTGACAAATACCGCAAAGCACAGGCTGAACTAAAAAAGCTTAATGATGAACTTATAAACATCGGTGAAGACCGTAGCGACTTTCGTGCTAACGTTGGTAACTACGGTTCCGCTGTTAAGGGTTTTGAAAATAGAATTGAAGAACTAAAAAGCAAGCTTAACACGCTTGACCTTAACACCAAAGAGTATAAAGAAACACGCGACGAAATAGCGAAGGTAACGGGGGAACTTCAGAACCTGCAAAACGGTGTTAGCGGGATTGAAGGAAAGCTAAACGACTTCGGTAATAAACTTACAGGCATTTCTTCCGGCTTTGGTAACTTAGGTACTTCACTTAAAGCCGCCTTTGGTCCCGCTGCTATCGTTGGCGGTGTTGCACTTGCTACAGGTGCGCTTATAAGTTTGAAGATGGAATTAGACGCCACACGTGAACAGGTTAATCTATTGACCGGTGCGACGGGTGACGCGTTAGACGAAATAACGGCTAAGGTATCTGCCACCGCGTCTACATTTGATAAGGACTTTAACGAAACATTGTTAACGGCGAACACAGTAGCCGCACAATTTGGTATAGGTATACAGGAAGCTACAGACCTTATACAAAAAGGTTTTGTCAATGGTGCTGACGCGTCGGGTAATTTCCTTGCAGACCTTACGGAATTTTCCCCACAGTTCAACGCTATTGGTCTAAGTGCAGACCAGGCCATAGCGATTATGTCGCAGCAACCGGAAAGCGGCGTATTTTCTAACAAGGGTATAGACGCAATTAAGGAAGCCGGTATACGTCTTAAGGAAATGCCACAGTCAGCCAAGGACGCACTAGACGCTATTGGTTTGTCTTCGTCCGGCATACAGAAGCAAATACAAGATGGAACTATAACAACTTTCGACGCAATACAACAGGTAAGCGGTAAGCTTGCAGAACTTCCAGCCACTTCACAAGCAAGCGCGCAAGCAGTGGCCGACATATTCGGCAGCGCAGGGCAAGACGCGGGGTTACAATACTTAACCACGCTGAAAGAGATTGAAACAAACTTAGACACGCTCACAGACGGCGCAGGCGACTTTGCAAAAGCTAACCTGCAAATAGTGGACGCGCAGGAACGTATTAACATGCTGTTTAACCAAGTGCTTGGTGGTGGTGGTAATATGTTCAATGAACTTAAAGGCATGGCCTTGGACTTCGTGGCGAACGCTTTAGAGTTTATTGTAAACGGCACTATAGAAATTATTAATTGGTTCCGCAACCTGTACAACGAAAGTTTACTTTTTAGGGGTTCTATTCAAGCCATCAAAGTAAATTTTGAAAACACGTGGACAGCAATTAAATTTATTTTTAACCAGTTCGTAGACCAACTGAAGAACGCGGGCGCGCTTATACAAGCAATATTTACGGGCAACTTTTCTGCTATTCCTGACTTACTACAAAACGCCTTTGAAGGTGCCGTAGACAACGTTAAAGAATTCGGCAAAGAAGTAGCCGGAAACTACAAAGACGCCATAGCCGAAACGTTGAACCCTGCGGAAATTCTTAAGCCTATTAAACTTACTACAGACGAAGCAGTAACCGCGTTCTACGGTGCTGGCCTTGCTTCCGGTGCTGCGTTCAACGAAGGTGTTAAAATGACGCGGGCAGAATACTTAAAAGACCAACAGGCGTTTTTGCAGTCACAGCTATTACTAACCGAAAAGAACAGTCAGGAACAACTAGACATAAAGTTGCGTCTAATCGAAATAGAACGGGACATAGAATTAGAGGCCGAAGGTTTAACGGCAAATCAAAAACTACTAATTCAAACCGAAGCATTCGTAGCACAGCAGGAAGCGCAACACGAACACTATGAAGCTTTGAAAGCACAGAAGGCCGCACAACTTGCTGAAGAAATTGCAGCTATTGAAGACGGCGAACTGCGTAAAAGTTTAGCGCTTCAACTTCAGTTTTTGCAGCGCGAAATAGACGAACAGACTTTTAATGAAAATCTATTTGCCATTCGTGAAGAAGCCTTGGAACTGGAAATAGAACAACTTGAAGAAGGCACGTTAGCGAAGATGGAAAAAGAAGTTGAGTTAGCAGAACTTCGCGCCGAACGTATTAACGAAGCTAAGGCAAAAGAAATAGAAACTAGCAACGCCCTACGCGAGACTGAAATAGCAAACGACGAAGCGCGCTTAAACAGCGCAGGGGCTTTGGCGGCGGGCTTGCAGGCTGTAGCCGGCGAACACACCGTAGCAGCCAAAATAGCTGCGGGCATTTCTAAGGGTGTAACGCTTGGACAAATGACTATGGACCTGCAACAAGAATTAGCAGCCAACGCCCTGGCAGGCGCAAAAATTTCTGCAATGGCACCGCCTGCGACCGTGCCCGCAGGTGTAACGTATACCACAACGCGTAACATAATGGCAGGCGTGAGATTCGGCGCGGGCGTTGCTAAAGTGGGGACTTCTATGTTTGAACACGGCGGGCAAGCCTTCGCAGATAACTTAGCCTTCAGCGGTGGACACATGCCGCGCTACGGGGGTATGATAAGCGGGCTACCACACGGCCAAGGGGGTGTTAAATTTTCTATGGGCGGTTCCCGTATTGGTGAAGCTGACGGGCGCAAGGGCGAAGCGTACATAGTGAATACGCGCAAAAGTCCTACGCTCAAAGCTTTGGCTTCTGCTATTAACGTCGCGGGCGGTGGTAGAAGTTTCTTTAACATGGGCGGTGTGGCGCACTTTGCAAACGGTGGTGTAGCTTCCGGTGTTAACGCGGGGTCACTACTTCCCCCACCTGCCACAGACTTTGCAGCGATCTTAGAAAACCTACCAACCCCTGTGGTATTGGTGGACGACATAGTAAATGGAACTAATAGAAAAATTGAAGTAGAAAACGGTGCAATACTCTAAAGTACAAATCATTAATAAGCTGCAAGCGCTTGGCTTTACCGCGTGGCTGTATAAGCTTGGCGTAGTGAATAGTAAAATACTTTCCTATGCTAACGCTTACAACCACCTGGACACGCTGAAGAAGACCGGGTACACTCACGCCGAAGCTGTCAAACTAACCGCGACAAAGTTTAAACTAACGCGGCGCACGATCTACCGGGTTGTTACGGAAATGGAATGTCAGGTAGACGCCCCTAAATATTTGGACAATCTAGTGTCCAAAAATCCCCATTAAGTTACTACAAACGCAGTACCTTTGTTACTACAATATGAAGGAACTGCATTTATACCTTTACGGTGAAATTGCCGCTGACGCAGGCGACCCCCGCGCGTGGGGTGGCCCTCAAATCTTTGGCACTAATTGGCTTGTTTCAAATTTGAATTCAAGACCTGAAGCCGAAGCAATCGTAATGCATATTAACAGCCCCGGTGGTGACGTGGTAGAAGGTTTTGCCATGCACGACATTTTAGTTAACAGTGGTAAGAAAATTACTACAGTTGTCGAAGGTCGCGCGGCAAGTATCGCTACCGTTGTAGCACTGGCAGGGTCTGTTAGAAAAATTACGAAAAATTCCACCTTCCTTATCCACAACCCGTGGCAAGATGGTTACATCGGTGACGCTGACCACTTCCGCGCTGTAGCGGAGGGGCTGGAAACAGTCGAACAGGTTATAGCTGCCTTTTATAACGAAAAGACCGGGCAAAGTGTAGACCAACTGTTGGCCTACATGAAGGAAGAAAAAGAATTTAGGGCCGACGAAGCGCAAGCCCTTGGCTTCTTCACTGAAGTTATAGAAACAGTTTCCGCAAAAGCATACGTAACCAATATAAACGATATGAGTAAAACACTAATTGACCGCCTTAACGCAGCAAAGAAAGCTTTTGTAGGCGCGATTAAAAACGCGGACTTCGCCACAGCTGACGGGCAAACGTTGACCGTAGAAACCGCAGGCACAGAACCCGCCGAAGGTGACAGCGTGAGCATTGCCGGGCAACCCGCGCCGGATGGTGACTACAAGTTAGCAGACGGCAAAACCGTTACGGTAGCAGGTGGAAAAATCACAGCCGTGAAACCCGCTGAACAGCCCGCAGCCGCAGCACCCCCGGCCCCTGCAAATGCTGACAACGCACAAGTACTTAACACCGTAGTTGAGACAGTTGCTACACTGGCAAACACAGTGAAGGACCTACAAACTACTGTACAAGGAATTCAGAACAGCCAAACGCAAAACGCTACAGCGTTGGAAACTGTAGCCGATTCGTTGACCCTTATCGGTACTACAATGCAGTCTGAAGGCTTCAAGAAAGTTTTGAACCGTAACAAGTTCAACGAAGATGGCAACCGCACACCGAAGAACGCCGACGAACAAAAAGCGTCTGCAATTGAGGCCGCGCGTAAGAAGGCCGGACTGAAGAAGCCAGGCGAAAAACTGCACATTAAGAAAGACGGGGAAGAATAAACTAACGCAGGAACTACACGTACAAGGAACCTGAAAAAATTTAAACACGAATCTAACGTAAAAAGACAATGGCATTAACCATTAACCCGAAAATAACTTTCAACGGCAAAGAAGCCACAGAAGGAATTTTGGAACCCGCGTTCCAGCGTCCCGAAATGCGGCGCATTATGGACATTCGCGAGAACATCAAAGCGAAAGAACAAATTGCGTTCATGGGTCGAATCGACAAGGTGACCAAGAAAGACGGCGGCGCCGGAACCGGAAAACAAAACAGGACACTACAAATGTCCGAAAAGTTTTGGGACCCTGAGAAAATGAAAATTTGGATAGCCCTAAATGAAGACGACTTGGAAGACACGTTCTTCGTATGGCTGACCAAGAACGGCGTAGACCGCCGGAACATTGAAGACCTTACCGAATTTTACCAGCAGTGGGTACTTGAAGTATTTGCTGACGCCGCGCAGTCCGACGCGCTACGCATTGCTTGGTTCGGTGACAAGGCCGTGAAAAATGTAGCGGATGGTGGTGTACTTGCAGCAGGTGCAAGCGTTGGTGACTACGATCAAATTAACGGTTTTTGGAAGCAAATTTTCGCAGCCGTGACCGCAGGCCAAACACCAAAAATTGACATTGCTAAGAACGCTGAAGCAGGCTTTGCAGCACAGTTGGCACTTGGTGACACTGACGCATACAACACCTACCG